TTAACAAACTAATGAATGAATACATTCAATCTTTAGGCGAAGACTGGAAGGGCCAGTTGGTAGCCGATTTCAATGATCTCGCTGCTGATTACCTAGACACGTTTCAAGCAGAACGTGAATTCGTACGGGATCATGATATGACCCCTGTTGTACTCGAGCCAATCCCACAAGAAATAAATCTCAGTTAAGAGTTATGGATCCACTCACCAAACGTTTAGAATATTTAGGCCAACAACTCAAAAACCAACGTATGATCACCCGCCGACGACTCTACCCTATGGCCCCACCCTCGCAAAAACTGGACATCCGTACCGATCAGCAAATGAACGAAGGGTTTGAGTCTAGGCGTGTCGAGTTGAGGGAAAAACTAAAGTCGATTACCAGCAAGGTTTCTGCAGAGCAATTGAGCCGTGATTTAACGGATGATCAAGTGTATGCTAGTTTGAGCAACTGGCCTCGTCTCTCGAGGTATTTCAAAGAACGATATGCGTTAGGTGTCCCAAGCAATATTTACTTTCATGTCTTGAGTGATATGCATAAAATGGATATGATTAAAAAAGAGAAACCTACGCAACCTCCAAATTAAAATCTAGTATCTAAATATGAGCCGACCTCAGAGATTCCCCTTGGACGGACAAAAGCATAGAGAAGAGTACTTGGCTTTGCTTCAGCGAGAGATCGAGAATGATCAACTCAATTTACAATCAAATCGGCTTTTTGATAAAACCGGACAAACCAATCTAGGCAAACCAGTCGATATTCGTACGGATACAGAAAAGAAACAGGGAACAGAAATGAACAAGGTTGCTCTTCGCGAGGCTCTCAAGAAAATCACAAGCAAAGAGACTGCAGGACAAATTGTGGAACAACTCAGTGATTCCCAGACCAGATTCGCTTTGGACAAATTCCCGATTATCGAAAAAAAAATGAAAGAGACATACGCCCTTGGTGTTCCAGCCAATGTGTTTGTGGCCTATCTCAACAATCTAATCGACGAGTATGAGGATGCGATAGAGGTTGAATCTGGACTACAGATTACTACCGATTTACTGACCAATACACAATTAAGCATAGATTTACCTCAGTTTGATACCCTGCAGAGATTGGACCAAGTGCTGGATCGAGCCAATGCAATTACCGATACGGCTACGGTACGCCAGACGTTGCGTGATTTCTCGAGTATGCTTATGACTCCTGAGGACTTTGTTTTTTACAATCAATTGGCACCGGAGATTCGAGCAAAATTGGATGTAGACCGTAATACATTGTACCGCGAGTTTCCAGATAATCAAATGATACTCGTCTCCTTGGCTAATTTGGAAGAGGCCATACAGCAACAGGATAAACCCTATTTGGATCGAACCTTGGCCGAGTTGGAAGATATGATTTTTGTAGACTTGGAAACCGTGGACGAATTTAGACGAATGAAAGATCGTATGAGGCAAGTCCCGGATGATTCTGCGACTATGGAACGGCTCGATACAACAACAACCGATTTGCGAACCGCAAGACGTCAAAAAGAATTTGAACGATCCTTAAAACGTGAAGCCATGCTAAAGCAAGTAGAAGAGCGTCGAGCCAAAACCCAAGCATTGGAGCGGGCGAGTATGGGTGAAGAAGACGAAGTTGAGAAAAATATGCGTTTGAAAGAACAAGTACGAAAGGAGATTCTAGCAAGCAGAAAGCCAAAGCCAAAGCCAAAGGACATGCCTTCTATGAAGGCCGAGAAGCAAGCAATGGGAGCAGAGGATCGTCAACCTTTGCCTATGCGTCAAGCAGAAGCACCGGAACTCACCATAGAGGAGTTCAAAAGATTAAAGAAAGAAGACAAAACGTACATTTTGAAAGATTTAGTGAATAAGAATCCCGATTTGATTCTGGTTCTGAAAGATCGTACCGGTGCAGAGAAACAGCGTGGACTAAACTCACCTCAGAAGGCAACCTCATTTGATCCATTTTCAGTGGAAGAGTTGAATTCGGCTTACCGACAATACAAGGAAGGCATTCCTTTCCGTCAATCAGGCAAAGGTCTCATTCGAATGAACATGTCCAGCAAGGGTAAGGTAATGGGTCATGGCATTGGTCATTTGGTTGAAAAGAAGACTGAAAAACCGAAATTGTATGCTCCCTTTGGAAGGTATTACATCCACAAGATTAAACTAGACGACAATGTGTTGTCTTTTAAGAGTCCAAGTGGATTTATTCCAGCGGGTCTTGCTACGGAGAAAGTCAGCAAAGAGTTGGCCAATGTGATTCATTCATTTGTAAAGGGGTCGCCGAACTATGACGAAGTCTCCGAGTTGAATGAAGTGGACAAAAAGAAACTGGCGTCGATTTGCAAAAAGTGTCAAGTCATGTCCCCAGTAATTCCAAAAATGAAATCGAGTACACAGCAAGAGGATGATCGTTTTGCTGTTTTACATGGGCAACTGATCGCCGGACAGGATAATTTGCAACTGTGCAAAGAATTTAAGGCTCTCCTTTTGAAAATGGTAAATGAGGGAAGAATCCCGAAGCGTCAGGCACACGAGGTCATGCATGAGATGCTTATGCTTGGTTTGTAAAATTGATTTAGAAATACCTTACGTATTACCGTGTAGAATGCCAAACTACAGCAAAACTGTTATTTATCATTTTGTATGTCAAAATACGAATATTACATGTTCGTACATTGGAAGCACAACGCATTTCAAAAATCGACGAAAGCAACATAAAGAGGATTGTTGTGAGGGAACACTCAAATTGTATCAAACAATACGTTCTAATGGAGGATGGAGTAATTGGACTATGAAAATATTGGAAGAATATCCGTGTGAAAATAGCAAACAACAACGAATGAGAGAACAATATTGGATAGAACAACTTAATCCTGAATTAAATATGGTAAATGCATACACAACAGATGAGTACAAGATAGAATACAACAAAGAACGTGGAAAAGTTTATTATTACGAAACCATAGAATATCAATCACAGAGAAAGGCAGATTTTTATCAACAAAATAAGGAACAAATAGACGAAAGAAATAGTGTATATTACGAAAAAAATAAGGAGACAATTGCACTTGAACGAAAAAAAAAACGGGACGTTTCAAAAACTACTTGTGAGTGTGGTTCTGTGTATACGTACATTACCAAATCAAAACATCTCAAAACAAAAAAACACATTGATTGGCAATCACTTTAGGAAAAATAAACAAAATTAAATCTCCTCTGTATATAACATGCCCGCTACAATTGTACTCAATCAATCGAATATTGTTGCCGGCTCAAACAACTCGGCCTTGGTGTATCGATTCCCCAACTCGGTTCAATTCCCAAACCACGAAATAGCGGTGCAGTCCATTAGCATGTATTACAGTTGGCAGAATGTGAATGCCTCACCGCTCAAAAACAACACGTTTAGTGTAGGATGGAATGGGGTCAATTCTACGTATACGATCCCAAATGGCCAGTACGAAATCAGTCAAATCAATCAATTTTTACAGTTCAATTTTATCCAGGAAGGTAAATTTTTGATCGATTCAACCGGAAATAATGTGTACTATGCCGAAATGGTCGTAAACCCAACTCTATATGCAGTGCAACTAAACACATTCCCGTGGCCAACGGGTGCATTGTTTACATTGGTAGGAACGGTATGGCAAGGAAATGTGGGTACAATTTTCGAAGGATGGACCAGTCCCTCTACGGTAGCCAATCCTGCAACGGGTCAAGCAGCGTTCATTGGATTCACCGGTGCGACATTTAACCCAGCATTTAGCATCCCAGCCAATTTTAATACTCTGATTGGATTCACAACACCAGTACCATTCACCACTCCGGCAAACGCTGGGGTTGGTACAAATTTATCATTCACGTCAAACGCAGCACCACAAGTGCAGCCCAACAGCAGTGCATATCTTGCCATTTCCAACATTCAAAATCCCTATGCGACACCCAGTTCGATTTTGTATAGCATTAACCCAAACGTGGCGTTTGGCGAACAGATCGCAATCAATGTACCTGAGTTCGCTTACAACAGATTATTGAGTGGAACCTATAACGAACTTCGCGTGGCGATTTTGGGTATCGATTTTCAGCCATTGGTCATACTCGATCCGAACATGTCCATTATTCTGGTGATTCGTGATCGTAATGAAATGTCTGAAATGTTTCGAAAGTAATTTAGAAACCATTTTACTGGATTAGCAATGGATAAAAAGAAATATATAAAACGATACATAGAGCAGAATCGAGACCACTTAAACAAACTAGCAAGCCAACCATATACGTGTGAATGTGGTGGGAAATATACGCACGGTAATAAATCAAAACATTTAAACACCCAAAAGCATATTGTGTTCAATAAAGTCTAGGAAAATATCCTCTTATTGTATGGACCTTGATCGTCTATACAATGAATGTACTCAAGAGCATGCCAAACTGTTAACTGAACTTAAGGATAAGGACAAGCCAGAAATTCATAGACAAATCAGTTTGGTCAATACGATTATGCTGACCTGTTTGAAACTCAGAACTCTAAAGAAAAAAATATTAGATTAGAGTATGAAGAAGTATTATGCAGGTGGTCGTTGTATGGGAAGCGGAGTAAATCTAGGCAAAAGGCACGTTCGCGAAGATATTATCGAAACGTCTAAATCGGAACCCAAACAATCTTTAGGAAGTGGACTCGAAACGAAATTGCGGGCATTGACGTTGACCAAAAAACCCAAGAACATTGTATTCCAAATGTAATTTTTTTATCTTTCAATAGAATATGAGTTCTGACGGTTTAGTGTTCGACATGTCTAGTGCGTCTGACGGTACCGCTTCCGTTTTCGTAAAGAAAGACTGGGTGAGTTTGATCGATTCCCAAAATCAATCGTATGTTGGAAACCAATGTGTAGTGGACACGAGTGCCATTGCCAACTCGAATAAGTACGCCAATTTCCGAGAGGCGTGGTTTTCCACCCCACTGTTGCTCACACTTACCGGACCAGCCGGTTTTGCACCAGCCACTGGTGCTACGAGTGCGGATTACTGCCTAGGCCTCAAAAACTGGTACGGTTCTATTGTCCACAGTATCACCGTGTCAATTGGTGGGACGACAGTCGTACAGCAAACGCCCCTGTCAGGATTATACAACACCTTCCGATTAATGACGACGCTCTCATACAATGACATTGTGGTGAACGGTGCTCAACTCGGTTTCTACCCGGATACCATTTCAAGTTTTCGTAGCACTGACACCAACGACACCAACGGTATTGTGGGTACTTCGTGCAACAAAAATGCTGGGGCTTTCACCGTCGTGGATGGAGCCTTCAATGCCTTTGACGCTTACAACGAGGGCCTTCTCCGCCGGCAACAGGTATGGAACTTTGACCCTGCAGGTGTTCTAGGAACTGGCACCACCTATGCGTCTCTTCTCCCTACCAGTAAATTGGACCAGATTTGGAAATCGTATGTGTTTAACAAGGTGAACGGTGGTGCTGCAGGCATTTGGCAGTGTGCGATCAGTGCACAAATTTACTTGAAACATTTGCATTCACTGTTTGATAAAATGCCACTCGTGAAGGGTCTTTTTATGCAGATTACTTTGAACTTGAACCAGTCTTCGGTTTCATTTACAAACACCGCGGGAGTCTACTCGCTCACCACAGTCCAGTCTCCTCTTGGAGGTGTGTCCCCAATCATGCTGGCCTCGGGTGCCGCTGGACAGGGTGCCGCTGGTCTTGCGGATGGTGCTTACACCGCGTCGATTGCGGTCGGTCGTTCTTGCCTCAACACCGCTCAGTTAGCGATTGCAGGCGTCCAACAGTCTCCCCTCTCGGGCAGTGTTCAGTTGCAGATCCCCCTCTATACATTTTCTCCGTACTTTGAAACGTCTTATTTGTCGTCGCCGGTTAAGCGTATCGTCTACGAAGATATTTACCAGTACACGATCAACAACATTGCGGCAGGTGGGACGTACTCGAATTTAATTACGAATGGAATTTCTAACATAAAGGCGTGCCTTGCTTTGCCTTACTTTACGGCAACCGCGAACGGCAACATTTCGCCGATCCAGTCGCCTTTCGATACCGCCGGAGGAGGCACGACCTCACCTCTTGCTCTCCAGAGTCAGTTCAATTTCCAGATCAGCGGTCAGAATGCCATTTACAACCAAGGCATTTACTCGGGCCAGTTCTTCCTCTCACAGGTACAGGGATGCAATGCAGTCAATGGAGATATGGTGGATGGTATGACCAGTGGTTTGGTCGATCTCAAGAATTTCGAACTTGGCTACTGCTACCACTACGTGAACGTTGGACGCATGCTTTCGGTGGAGGAATCGGTCGCGAAATCGGTCAATCTGATTGGTCAGAATATGAGCAACAAGGCAATTGATATGATTGTGTTCGTAATATACGGGGTCGCAGTGTCGATTGACGCATTCACCGGCCAACGTGTCTAAAGGAACATTATCTCTCTGTTAAATCTATTTTTTTATCTTGTGTAAAAATATGGATATCATTGAGATCAAGAAACCCAGTTCACGCGTTCTATCAAAAATGAAAAAGGGAATGCCTTGCCGTATCTGTAGCGGTTCCGGAATGAGAATTATGGTGGATCGTAAACGATCTCGTCCAATCAATTCGGCTTTTCGAAAGGGTAAAGCGATTACGATTAGTTTCTCGCCTATGGAACTTGAGCAAAACATGGGCCGTGGGTTGTTCGACGATATAGGAGGAGCATTTAAACAAGTAGGGGAAGTAATCAATTACCTTCCTTCGAAGGCGTACGAAGCAGCAAAACCAACATTGGATCCAGTTATCGATAAACTCACGCCCTATGCCCAAGATCTAGGGGATGTTGCTCTTGATAAGTTTGCCGAGGTAGCACCGGAATTGGGTTCTAAAGCACTCACGGCTCTTGCCCTGTACAGTGGTAATCCTGCTCTGGTCCCGTATGCCGACGTGATAGGCCGTGAAGGGGGTCGGGAACTTGGCAATGTTGCTCGTAATGAAGGTAAAAAAGCAATTCAGAAATCAAGACGTGGACGCGGTGAAAAAATGGAAGAACCTATGGAATCAATTGACACAATGGAAATGGTACCACGTAGACGTAGACGAATGTCTGAACCGGAACGTAGACGTATGGAACCAATGGAAATGGCCGAAATGGCAACCAAAAATTTGTCCGATTATACCACGGACGAATTGACTCAAGAAATATCACGTCGACAGTCCTATCAAATCACACCTCTGGATCGCTCAGGAAATACCCAAGTGCGTGATCCACGTGTAAGGCCGGTAGGTTCGGGTATGTACGCCGGTGGCTTATACGCTAGTATGGGACGCGGTATGTCCTCAGTCCAAGGAAAAAATACGGTGTTGAGTAAATCACCAATGTCTAGCCCTAACTTTATAATGGCCTCGAATATGCCACCAGCGTACGCCGAACTAATGCGAAGTTAAAATCTCATTTAGAGTATGAGCAATCCAAATAGGGTCTTGCAAAATGCAAAGAATTATTTTGATCATGAGATTACTTTGTATCCTTCGTCAAGGAAAGATAAAAAATATATGATTCAAAGACCAGATGGTAAAATGGTTCATTTTGGACAACAGGGTGCCGAAGATTTTACCTACCACCAAAACAAAATACGAAGACAGAATTATTTGAATCGTGCAATGAATATCAAAGGGAATTGGAAATCAGACATGTACTCGCCGAACAACTTATCGATTAATCTTTTATGGCAGTAATTATAATCGTGTCAGTCATGTGATTCACATGCCTGACCCGATTAATCCACCTTGACATAATGGCCATCCTGTGCAGAACTCGATCCCATAGCACTCATGTCCTTTTTCATTTCCTTTTGCTGTTTCGCTGTCTCAGCATACTTTCCAGTCAAATAGGTTTTACGAAGTTGGTTTGTGCTTATCTTTTTACCACCAAATATTTTATTGAGACGCTGGTTGAGTTTCACACTGGTAAGTGGATTACGATTGGAATCAAAGAGTAAATAATCTGTGGGGTTAATTTTGATCCACTTATTGAGAATATTTTTCAACTGGATAGGAATGACCATAGTTTGCTCCCCGTACGTTTTCGCCGTTTTATACGAATTGAAATGAATTGTATTCTTGTCGAGGTAATTATCCTTATCACGATCGAGGTTGGCCACCTTCCAATCTACCAAGTCTTTTGATCTACGGGGCGGTACGAAAATACCGCCTAACAATGACACGATAATGAACGATTGAATCGTTTGTAAATCACTCGGTGTGAGTGTTGCTTTTTTGTATATCAAATCAACATTGGATTTTAACTTATTCCAAATCTCTGATACTTCCGAGGAATCAATCCAATTATCTTTCTCTTTTTGTGTTTTTTCGTGTGTTGAAGTATTATTATCGTATTCTTTAATGTCCTCGAGCATTTGGTCTCTATACTTCTTTTCATCCGTCATGATCACCAGGGCCGATAGAATAGTTTTGCGACGGCTGGCTGGCTTATCCTTAAGATATTTTAGAATCGGTTCTGTTTTGCTAAAATTTGCAATGTCCATTTCACCACCAAACACGTTTTTATGCAAGTTTTTTAGGATGGAATGATAAGTTGTAATGCTTGAATCGGATAGCGTAGGGCGGGCTTTTTTAATATCCTCCTTGCTCATAAATAATGGTGAGATTATTTTTTACGTATGTTAAACGATATATTAATCTAGGAGTATTTTAATGGAGGTTCTAAACAGAGATTTGAAATTCGGTTTTGCTCAAGAATCACAAGTAATAGACAAATTATCAAACTATTTCAATGAGACGTGTGAACCAACCTCACGATATTGCAAGTGGGATGCTATATCACCTTCTGCCAAATATGAAATAAAGAGCCGACGCAATAAGCATGATACGTACCCCACAACAATTATCCCAGTAGACAAGACAGATGTAGAAGGCAAGTTATATTTTGTTTTTCATTTCATTGACGGACTCTACTTTATCGAGTACAATAAAGAAACATTTTCCAATTACGAGATACAAGAAATTGGTGCAGTGCGTGGTGGGGGATTATATACTTTAAAACCTCACTATCTCATTGACGTTGCCGATTTAACCAAAATATGATTGTTAAGCGGATGGTTAATTAGATACTAATTTAGTATTAACTATAGATTAAGCAAAAAAAGGTAAGGATGATTTTAAAGAAAACGTTTTTATGAAGCACTCTATGAATATAATTGCTTAATATCATAGTTAATGGTTAATT